GCAGATGGGTGAGTAAGAATGAGTGCTGTGTTTGTAGGCATGTAGCTTGCAGATACAACAACAATCTTAGCTCCATAAACAGTTCCTAAGTCACCACTCTTACGGTCACCTTGAGCAACATCACTCGCAAGTACGAAGTTTGATTGCTTTAGGAAGCCGTAGTAAGCAGCAGACAAGAATGCAACACGGCCAGTCATAGGGACTAGGTCGTTCGATAGAGACTCTTGTAATAGAAGGAAGTTGCTATATGCGTTTGAAGCAGATACAGCAGCATCGGTTGTTACATCATCTTTAGCGTTTGCATCAGCAGCTGTGTTCATAGCAGCTAAACGGTAGATGTCAATTTCAGGAACGATTACTTCGTCAATAGTTCGGCTAAGAGCCTCACCAGAACGAGTAACCATCATGCTGTCATTGAAGTTACCTTTATCGATAGTGAAGGCAAAGCTTCGGTCTCGAGAAAGTGTTAGGTCTTGTTTTGCAGTTCCGAGCTCGATGATGTCGCCATATCGGTTAGCACCAGAACGAGTATAGTTGGTCATAGCAGGAACGTCGATGCTGTATACAGATACAGTAGCAACTCCAGACCAGTCGTAGTCTTCGTTTACAGCTACTTGAGTAAGGCTCTTTAATTTGAACCGTTCATCAACTTTAGTTGCAAACTTTGTGGCTAAGTTTTGAGCCATGGTAGTTCTCCTTTAATTTATATTGGATTTCTGTTGAAACCTTTGAGGAATAAATCCTCTTCTTCGGCAGATTCTTTAGATACAGCTCGGGAAGCCGGCTCAGAAGATGATAACATCTGTTCAGATGATTTTGCTCCTTCAATCTTGCCTTTCCGTACACTTGAACCTCGGAGTTCTGCCATCTCCTTGTAGAAGTCATATGGCGATATTTTAGCATTTGTAACGTATTCACCTGATTCATCGAATTGAATGTCAGCAGCGAGCTGGTACATGTTCGCAACCTTTGTTGAGAACTCCTTATCGTATTCCGGTGATTTCTCATCGAATACAGGATAATCTTTCATCACCTCAAGTGACTCAGTATTAATGTTCGCATTCAAATCTATAATTGAACTTCTCCAGTTTTGTAGTTCTACCTTCTGCTCGAGTGCTGCAATCTTCGCTTCTGCTTCGGATAATCCTTGCTCTTCGACTAGTTCTTCTGGCGTTTGAGTTCTAAATTGATTCCCAATAATCGCCTCTAGTTGTTTGCGTTGTTGCTGACGTTCACGGTACTCTTGACGTGCCAGTTCCTTAGGGTCAGGAGTCTCGGACTCATCCGCAGTCTCTTGCTCTTCGGCTTCTTCGTCAGTTTTCTCTTCTTCGTCTTCTTCGAGTTTATCTATAGATTCATCAGTTTTTTGTTCTGGCTCCTCTTTAGACTCGGTTTCTTCTACTTCTGTTTGTTCAACAGGTTCTTCTGTTAACGTGCTTTCATCAAGAATATTTTCTTGATTGTCTTTATCTGCCATGCGTTTCTCCCTTTATAACGTTTAATAGCTGTTATTTGCCTAGCGTTTGTTAGCCGCCACGCCTACGTTTATAGTTCGCCAACCTAGTGCGGTGAGTTGCACCATCGGGTACTGAATTTTTGTGCTGGGAGGCTTTTTGTCAGTACCCAATGCTATCACTCACTTCTTGTACATAAATCTCAATACCTGGAGGTCTCCTTTCTTAAGTTCTAGTAATCTAGATAATTCCTGAAGTGCAATAATCTGAGCCTGGACTGGTACTTTGCTCTCAACATCTATATTCGTAAGTTTCTCTGATTCCTGGATTTGTTTATCAAACCATTCAACGATTTCGTCAATGATAGGAAGAGATTGCTTCGCAATACTTTGCTCTTCTTTATTAGCTTGTTCTATTTCCTTTGGAACAATTGGTTGGTAGAACGAACCATCATTTGGGTACATGTCATCCATTTTGGCCTCCTTGTGGTGCTCCGAGAGCTTGAATTACTTCTTGTACAGGAATATCTTGTTGTAACATAACCATAGCTTGTTGGACCTGTTCTTGCCCATAGCCACGCTGTTGTAGGCCTTGTATTAACTGCATATCATCTTCAGTCATCTCTGGGGCTTGCTCTTGAGGCATTTCTTGTTCAGGTGGTAGTTGTTCCATATCTGGAGCTTCTTGCATGCCCTGTGGCTCCTGTGTACCTTGTATTTGCTGTTGAGCCATCATCTCTTGTTGCTGACGCATCTCTTCAGCTTTTTGACGTTGTTCGTCTATTTCTTCTTTACTAAACTTAACGTCTTCAGGATCATCAATACCGAACTTATCGATAATCTTGTTAAGTAATGCCATGTTCTTGTCGACAGGAAGACCTTCACCTAATACCTTCATGAGTTCAATCAGGTTCTCAAGTTGGGCACGGTCATCTTTAGTAGATGATGTGCTTGCATCTACCTCATAATAGATAGGAGTTTTACCGAGTTCATCATAGTCTACGATAATCGTATTGTCATCTTCATTCTCATGGTCTCTGAATATCTCAGGGAAGTCTGGTCGAAGCTTATCAGCAGTATCATCATCAAGAAGTTCTTCACGTATACCACTTGTTTCAGCTAGGTCTATGTTTAGCATAGTTTCACATACATCTTGGAACCATGCTTCATACTGTTTTCGAAGGTAGTTATCACTAACACCGAGTCTTGTCTCATTTGATTTAACACCTGCAGGAGTCTTAGAGAAGCCAGGGTTACCTACTTCACTCGAGATAGATGTGTCCATACTAGAGTTAAGATTTAAGATTTGACTCTTAATCAAACCATATGTATTCGGGAAGTTACCCATTGCAGTCGTATTAATATTAACAGGCTTTGCTTGTGCATTCGGGTCGTTACCCATATCCCAGATAGCATTTGGTACATACTTAATCGTACCTCTCTTAACGTTACCTCGTACTTCTAGAGGTGGGTTCATCTCAAGTGCTTGGATATACTGGAATGCTTGAGTATGTGAGTCAAGAAGGTTCTGCATACCACCAGATATTTCTATAACTCCTCGTCCTAGAGGATTAGATAAGTCGATATTACAATACAGATAATGGATAGGAATAACACCTCTTGGGTCTTTATTCTTTTTCGTTCGGACTACTTTGTTTATTGCAGTTGAGTATGAATAGAAGTTATTACCCTTGCCTCGTTGGAAGCCATGAATAATCTCTACACCTTCTTGTTCAATACCCTGTTCTTTGTCGGCAGGAGTCCGTTGTTTCTCTTCTTTGGATTGGATTTTATCTTTAATCTCTTTTAGAAGTTTAACGTCCCAAGATGATTCGTACTTCTCACCACGTTCTTTACTCTTCTTAGCCAACATCTTCTCTTGTTCAATAATAGCTTCAATATCCCGAGGTTGGTACCAGCTCCTCATAAAAATGATGTTACTCTCTCTATCGGTAAGCTTACCTTTTTCTAAGTACACATCTCCGATATATGGAAGCTTAAAGTTTGGTCCATAGTAATCATTCTGTTTCTCATAAAATACAAAGCCAGGTTGTGAACCGTATGTCATGCTCTTGCTACCAGTTGCCCAGCTCTTCTGAAGAACATCTGCTTGACAGTTAGCCTGTGGGATAATCTTCTCTCGTAGTTTGTAGTTTATAAATATTGGTAACCATTCAGGACCACCGGTTACCCTCACGATACCGGTGGGAATCTGCTGAATGTACCTTTTTGGGGTCTCTTGAATTATAGAAGCCAGCGTACCATCAGTAATCTTTGGGTATGCCTTGTCTATTTTAGGGTGTGGTTTGTTTCTAGATATACGTTCGAACTCGGAGAAAGGCGTAAATAACTTACGCATGTACTGCTCAGACTCTTCCCAAGTTTTCTTAAAATTCTCTGGTGTAAGATATTGCATTTGTCGGCTTTCTAATAGCTTCGCCGACTTTTGGTGCTGCTTTATCTGTATTATACATTATTTTATAGTTTCTTTATAACATTTTAATATGTAGTAAAAATCTCCATCATAGTTCTGAGGATATTCTATTCCAAAGGCTACAACTTGTTTCCCATAGTCTTTACGGAACTTGATATATTCTGCTAACTCTTCAGTCTGGTTCTTAACCTTTGCTCGTGCTGTGTGCATAATATAACTAGAACTCTTTTCACCATTCCTAATAGTCTCTGTTGTCTCATGTCTACTACCATCTTCAAGGATTACAAATGTTTGTCTTGTCCCGAACTGCATATTACCCCCTAGTAAATTAACGAACTTATATTACCTGTACTATATTCTTCATCATCTTCATTTGGCTTATACGTCTCTAACGCATACCTGAGTGCATCTAGACAGTGGTCATTACCATCTTCTGGTTTGTTTATAATCTTACCATCACGGTCTGTCTGCCAAAGATAGTTACGATACTCTTTAATCAAATGTAGACTTGCCTTTGTAACTGATATTCTCTGGTCCTGTATAAAACTTATTCCCTGGTTGACTGAACCTGGACCTTTGTTAGCTGCTAGAATAGAAATACCATAATTTAGCATCTCATCAATACTCTTAGGCTCTGCACTATCTGCGATTACTAATGTATTAGGATTGTCTAGGTTATTGATGTAGTCAGCTAATTGTTTATTGGTCATTCCTTTTCTATAGAGTCGCTCAGCTAGGATATACCCTCCATTATAGTAGTAAACATCTACTAAAGCTGCTGGGTCATTAGAGAACCCAAAGTCTAGTCCTCGTCGTTCAAGTCTAGCTTCGTGAGGTATCTCGTCTATAATCTTCCAGTCTTTGTATATCTTACCTTCTACTTCACCAAGTCTACCTTCTCCATAAACTGCCCACCAGTTCTTATTGTGTTTGTGACTCTCGATGGACTGAATAATAGCCGGGTCTAGTGCTTCATTATCTTTATACGTCAGAGTAAGAAAGTCATGCTCAACATGTGGCATAACATCATCGTAGACCCAGAATTCATTTGTAGGGTTAAAGTCTATCCAGATTATCTTCTTCGTTCTAATCTCTAATTGGTCATATGTCTCGTATGGTACATTGTTTGCTTCATTTATAAAAAGAATATCACGTCTTGGTCCTCGAACCTTAGACGGTTGGTCTGCAGAAAAGAACTCTAGTTTCGTACCGGTTTCAAATGTATATGTGTAGCTAGATTTATTCCAGAGGTTATCTTTGAAATACTTCCTATCCATCATGATATTCAAGAAGTCTCTGATTGCTCCTCTCTGAAGGTGTGGGAATGACTCACTTACAACACTTATAAGCTCATTGTTATGGCATTGTGCATAGTCTATCAGCCACATCAATATAGAAATGGTCTTGGATGCAGAGGTACCTCCAGGGACTATACGTATTCGTTTATCTAGTTTAGCTATTTTATGTAGTGCCGTAGTCTCGGCAAACATGCTCATCACTTATCTGTCTTCTTACTGATACCGCCTAAAATAGGACTTGGTAACTCTTTACCTAATGTAGTGTGGTCGATACTTTCCTTTGGTTTGCCTTCAAGTCTATCTAATAATAAATTGATTGCCTTTAGGTCTCCTGCTCTAGCCTTCTGTATCATTTGAATGTCTATCTGTTCTAGTACTGTAAAGTCTTCTTTTTCACCTGTTATAGGGTTTGCTAGGTTCTGAGTTAAGTGTAGTAGTCTTTTTAGTCTAGTAGATGAATGTTCAGTCCCTTTGTAGTTGCCTCTTGGGTTACCAGACTTACCTGGCTCAAATGGTATTAGGTTCTCTCTTGGTGGGTTAGGATTAGCCATTACAATTGTCTGTTAATTCTCTGTTAATTATTCTTAAGCTTTTCATTAGTTATAATCCTCTGCTGTTGAGGAGTGATTGAGTCCCTCTTCGTATGCTCTCTGAATTAGTAGTTTTAGTTTAGCTATTCGCATCTCTCTTGGAGCGTCTATACTTAGTGCTACCTTGATTTGGTATTCATACCAGAATATGTCGAACTTGGGTTTCTTTACTTCTACCTTACTCATGTTCACCTCAGTAATAAGCTTCTCAAAGCTTTATACTACTATTATATCATGGTATGCTTACAGATTGAACAGAAGCATTTGATTTGTTTCCTGGTCAGATACTCATGAAGTGATTCAGTTTCTTTTCTAGGTTCTTTTACGAATATAGCTTTGTCTTCCCAGAATATCTCATATATATATGGGTGTTGTTCTTTGACTTCATTCTTGGTTAATTGCATCTAGTAATTCCTTTGTCTTTTGGTCAAACTCTTCTTTTATCCTAATATAATCGAAGTTCTTATAAATAACTGTCTTGTATTTCTGGGCTCTAAATTCATCTATCATAATCCTACCCCACTCTTCTTCCATAAATATAAAGTACTCTACGTAGTTGCCACCTTTTCCAATAGGTGGATTACCGTTACACCCTAGGCACTGAGAATAAACCATTCGCTCATCGAATAGGACTGAGTTGCTTCTTCCTTGAATGAAATGCCCGGCTTGGAGTTTCTTGAATGGATAGGCACGATTACATGTTATGCATTTACCGAAGTCAGGACTGCCACTAAAACGTAGACAGTCCCTCGTTCGAATATACTTACTGAATGAGTCCCAAGCTTTCTTTTTAAGTTTACTTGTTTCAGACTTCATTTGTATGGGCAATTCTTCGTTACATGTTCAACTGAATGACAAACCTTACATGGAACCTTGAATATACCCATACTACCCTCTTTTTAGTTGTTTTAATTTCTGAACAAACCAGTTTGAATGCTCTTCATAATGTAATTCTACATCATTGATTGATTTATAGTTATCTATTCGTTTCTGTTTCTTGTTATTTTCCCATCGTCTCCACGAAGACGTGTTGTTTATCTTTCTAACTGTTTCATATGAAAACCCATAATATTTTGCAATTGTTTGTTTTTGTAGTCCCATTTTTATGTCTCGTTTGATAGAGTCAAATAGTAGTTGATTAACCGCACCCATGATACCCCCACTTGTTTAGTTTATACGATTCTTATCTGTGTGAAACCGGCGAAGTAATTTACATTCTTGCCGTTTGCTTGTAAGTTTATATCTAATACATTACCTACTTTACAAAAGCTTTCCCACTTTGCTACCTCATTTGGGAACTTAGTGCTTAGATTTAATGCATAAGACTTGTTATCATCAAGTCCCTTGAATATTACTCTTTTTGTATCATGTTCAAACTTAGAGTTTGTCCATTTTCCAACTTTCCATACTGCAGCTTTCATCGTACCTCCCAATTCCTAAATAATTTATTAGCAAGGAGATATTGAAGTATCTCCCCTGAATATGTGACTATTTCGTTTAATGCGTCTTTTCGTAGTTCTTCATCTAAAAACTTAACTCCTATTGTGATTTTCATTGTATATGGGTTATAGCAAAGATACTTCCCTATCTTACGGTCTGGAACAAACAATGAATAGTAATCTAGTTGTCTTGAAGAGATATAGTTTATGGCTTCAGTTCGTCCACATTTGAAGTCAATTATCTCAGTATCTGTAATGACATCAGGAACTCCTCGGAGTAATATCTGGTACTCTTCAGAGAATGGAATAACTAATTGATACTTTATTTGTGTCCTGGGGCTCTCTAGGGGTCCACCACCGAATTCTTTTGGTAGAGATGATGTTATACTCACCTCTTTGTCCCACTTCTCATCGTAGAGACGTCCTAGCTCAATGGCAGGTGTTAAAGGTATCTGCCCTCCAGTATACATACTAATGGCGTCTTCAAAGCGACCTTGTTTCCAGGCGTTGATTATACTATGCGACAATTTCAAGGTTTTCATATATTTACCCATGTCTTATTTTTTTGAACTTTATATATTGTTCCTTGTGAAACTTCAAACATTTTTGCTAATTCTCGTTGACTTTTTTGCCCGCGTAGTTTTTTAATAGAAAGTACTTGGTGTTTTTTAAGTTTAACATTTCCATTTTTCTCACCATATCGCGTCTTAATTAACCCATTTTTCCAACCATGTTTAGTATTTTCAGAACGTGATATAATTTCTAGATTTTTCAACTGATTATTTAATTTGTTACCATCTATATGGTTAACTGTTAGTTTATTAACTGGTCCAATGTATGTCATTACTACCAATTGATGGACTAACCAATTTTTTCGTTTCTTATTCTTAAATAAAGCCACCCTTAAATATTTATGATTTAGGCCACATTGACTAATAAACTTTCCACTAGAACTTGAACCAATTCTGTTTCCATATGACCAAACTTGTCCATCATCAGTAATCGCATACAATTTTTCATATCCCGGTATATCTTTAAGCGTCTTCATCTTTGGCCACCGTAATTCGTATCACTTCAGTGCGGGAGTTGTTATATTCTAATCCCTCTGGAAGTGCTCCTGTTTTTACTATATCATCTTCGATAGCTTTTGAGTCTAGTCTTTCAATTATTTTAAGATATTTTTTGTTTATTTTTTTATCTTCTAATCGAGAGAATATATCTCCTGAGAAGTATCTTGATAGTTTATACCCTCTACCCTTGATTACTTGCCAGTCTGGTCCATACAGTTGTTTAGCTCGTCCATTGATAACTGATTTTATCTCCTGTTCTATGGAGTCAACCTCTTCAAGAATATCTTTTAATTCAGATTTTGCTTTGTTAATTTCACTTAGCTTCTTAAAAAAATCATTGTTATCATTTAGATTAGATGCTTCATTGATTAACATTTTAAGTTTATCGATGTCTAGTAGGTATTCAATTTTCATTAGTTCTCTCGTATTCTACTTCAGTTGCCTGGAGTTTCATCTCTGCTATTTTCTTTTGGGTCTGTTTTAATCGTTCAGAGCTTTCATCACTTCCAATGATTTCTATTTCCATGAACTCATCTGCTTCATAGATGTCTGCAGCAATACCGAATAGTGACGCGCATTTCTTTAGACAATCACTAGTTGCTGCTTTCATATCGTTACCGAAGTCTAATGGAATATCAGAGTCACGCTTCATCTTAACTTCAGCACGTCCGAACTGAGTCTTACTAATCTTTTGCCATTGACCATCTACTTTTACATTAACTGTCAGTTTACCTTTAACAACACAGGTCTTCGTAACCTTTGCTATTTCAAATGCTTCACCGAGTGTAGTTTCTATATCGAAGTCCCAGGAGAACCCAAACACAGAGTCTAATACTTTTCGTACATAACTAGATTTTACATATGTCCAATTACCTCCACCCTTACCAGGGCGAGAGTACTGGTATTTCTTGGGAGTCGAGTTAAAAATCTTTTGGATTTGATTCCTGTTTAATACTGAGTGAGTCCTTGAAACTTGGTCAATATCTAGTTGTAATTTGTTAATCTTTGCATCTTTTGCCATTATTCTTCCTCTTCTAATCTTTCTTTAGCTTGGTCCATGAGTTCATAAAACTCACTTTCTTTACTTAATAGCCAGACACAATCCTCTAATAGATTAAGGTCGTAACCTGCCGATTCTATTACTTCTAATAGTGATACACTCATAATTACTCCTATATAAATTCGTTATTATTATATTCGTCTAGCTCTAGTTGAGCCTCTTGTTCGTCTGCTAATGCGTCTGATAGTAGTGAGTAGAAGTCGCTCATGTTAGAAACTCTCCCCACACTCAGCTCGTTTGTGAGCCGGGCTACAGTAGGTTTTATGCTCGCTGTAATCAACGTAATCATCTTCTGTAATAGCACTAAATACTCTGTTACAATGTGGACATTTTTTTGTTTGGTATTTTGTATAAATCATTTGATTACTCCTGTATGAATTCGTTATTGTTAACTTCGTCTAGCTCTAGTTGAGCTTCTTGTTCGTCTGCTAATGCGTCAGCTAGTAGTGAGTAGAAGTCGCTCATTGTGTTAACCCTTCTAAGTATCGATATAATTCTCCAACTGCGTCTAGGTCCCAGAAGTCTTCAACTTCTTCACCACGTACGAAAGTAGGGTTTATTTCATTACTGGCTTCGCCAAGTAGTTCCATTAGTTTTCTTAGTTGGTCGTTTGTCATTATATGCTCCTTAGTGGCAGTAGGATGCCAGCCATTTAATTATTGTGCTAGTTTGAAAGTCATTGAACTGTCAAATGGTTCGAGGTAAAAGTCGTTGTCGCCAACAACAAATATTTCGCCAGTATATAGTAAGTCTTGTACTGAACCTGCATACTGCGCTACGTCATATAGGTCATCGCTTAGTAGTAGTACCAAACCATCTGTACCACGCTCAAGTACTGAAACGTGCAGGTCAAGTCCGGCTGTATCAAAACTGTTTACTAATTTGTTAATCTGCTTTGCGACTGCTTCGTACTGCGTCTTGTTGATTGTTGTTGTCATTGTGTATGCTCCTTACGTTATTTGACATTACCATAATATATCAAAAAAACAGCTTTGTACACCCTTTTTATTAAAAAAGTATCATTTTTGTGTGTTTATCGATTAAAATTGAGTGTTTTAGTGCTTTTCTAGACCTTTACAGACTCTATTCTTACAGCTATAACCCATCTTCATTCTTGAACACTCGCCCCAGCGTTTAGTCCACCATTGTCTTATACGGTAAATCATTTTATGTACTCCTCTAGTGCCTTAGTCATTTCTGCTCTCCTTTGCTTAGATTATTAGAGAGTGCCAATAGCTCGGTCTCAAGTAAGTGGATGCGTTCCTCAACAACCTTTTCCCAGTCACCAAACATTTGCGGGTCGTGTTCTAGCCTTTCAAGTTCGTATATGCCTCTTTCTAAACGACCTTTCACTATGAGGCGATTGATTTCGTCTATTAACTCTTGGGGTGTACCGATGAGTGTCCATTCTCCATCGCCGATTAACTTAACTCGGTTTAGTAAAATTTGTTCTACATCAGTCATTTTTAGTTTATCCATCACTATTCTCCTTTAGTTTAGCTTGTAGGTCTTTGAAAAGTTCTTTTTGTAGGTCAGCGACTTTGTCTATAATCGACTGTTTTAACTCTAGTCCACCAAACTCTACTTCCTGCTCAAGTAACCATTCCAGTGTTTCTATCCTCGCTTTTAAGAGTTCCTGCTGTATAGCTTCACTTACTTTGTTTAGTTTACAAGTTTCTTCTGTTTCATCTTCGGGGCAAACACTATGCCCTATCTCTACATCTTTCATGACTTCAATTCCTCAATCTTTTTCTGTAGTTTATGAATAGCTTTCTGCTCCTCGGCTATTCTGTCGGTACTTATCTGGATTAACCCCTCGTAGTATCTGATACACATTTCGATAGGGTCTTCACCCAATACTTTATTTACAGCTTCCTGAATATCTTGTGCGTTCATATCTACTGCTTCCTTTCTATGTTCTTAAACACCTGCTCCATGCTGTAGCAATATCTCATCAAGCTTGCTTTCAAACGTCTGTTCTCTATTCTCTGGTTGTGATGTGTGCATTACTTGTCCCTATCTGTTAGATAAACATCAAGCCTAGCCATTTTCAAGCATTTCCAGCACCGCATTAAATACGGTTCGTTAGGCCACCCATGATGTGATATTCTATTCCAGTCGTGCCAACACCAAACTGTTTCTAGCTTGGCATAGATTTTTTGAACCCATTTCATAATTGGTATTTTTCCTTTATAGCTTTGAGAGCCTCTCGGATTTCAGCTCTGAGTTCGTTATTGTGAAGTTCCGCTTCTTTCCAAATGGTGTTTCGCAGTTTCAGCGCAAACTTCCTAAATTGAGTAGTCGCACTACTTCCCCAAGTTGATATTTGACCTGATGAGATTGGTTCTATGCCATTTGCTAAGTCCCATAGTTTGTCTGTATCACTATCTTCGTAGGGTCTGCTTCGTTTAGTAAACTCTTTTTCGTCTTCACCAATAGCCTTCTCAAACTCCTCTGCAAATGCTTTTAGCTTAGATTGGGTGTACTGGTCGATAGCACCAACTGCCTTGTCAGTGTTGCCTTGGCTTAGGTATTTATCTTCTTTGAACTGGTTAAGAAATTCATAAAGTATTTCTTGTCTCAAGTCCTTATCATTATCTAGCTGGTTCTCTGGTTGTGATGATGGCATTATTTTAACTCCTTCAAAAGCGTTTCGGCTCCAATAGATGCCAATATAGCCAAGACTGCGACTATGCCACCAGTAAGCCAGGTTAGTGCTTCTATTTGGTTATGAGCTAGTAGCTTTCGCAAATCTCCACGCATTCTTTTACCAGACTGGTAACGATACCGTTTCATAAATTTAGTTAGCTCTCTGACAGAAAACAGTCGTTTTTCTTTACTGTAAAAATTTCCACTCATCACTTCCTTCTTTCTATAATCATGTTTACTTACGTTCCTTGGAGCGAGCAATAGTAGCCTTGAGTTTTATCCCGTTACTGATACCAGACTGGAACTCATAACCTTGCTCCTTGTTTATTAGTAAGCATGAGAGAGGGTAGCTAGCCGAGATTGGGGCCGTTCCAGCGAACCGAG